GTTCTCAAGTGTTGCTTCTGCGAATGCTGTGTTTAGATTAACTTGCATACCTTGCTTATAAAGCTTGGCTACGTCAAGTACCTGGTCAACACGAACTTCACCGAAATCGGGCTGGAACATAAGTTCAAGACCGTTGCTGGTATATCCGACGTTTCTGTAGTCTGTGTCACTTGTAAGTGACTCCTTGTAAGAAACGTTGGCTGTAGGATTAGGAAGATCTGCATCGCCAAGTTCGCCACCCTCATATGTAAAGAGAGCTGCTGCACCGACGATAATCTTTTTGCTATCACCACGTGTATATGCCATATTTTTTCACCTCTTTCATTTATTTAATTGGGTGGGGTGTTTCCTCTTTATAATTATAACTAGTGTTTATGACTTATGCCAGTCATAGTCAATAATTATTTTATTTCCTGCATATGTACGAGCAGTTCCAAAATCAATAATGTCACGAGTTTCTTCAAGTTGATATATCTTTATGTAATGAAAGTATGGAAGAAGAAAATCTTTTCCGTCAAAAGTTACTTTATTAAATTCTTCTCCATCGACTACAACAGTTCCGTTTACTTTTGTTTTAATCCAATCATTAAGGTCTTGTGCAGATTCGTCTCCACCATCTAACAGATCTTGAATCTTTTGTGTCATTTCAATTAAATTAACTACGGCTACTTCTGTTAATGCATAGAAGTAATATAGAAGTTGTTCGCACTTGATGTGAGGAAATGGAGTACGACGCATCTTAAACATTCTGTCAAATACCGCTGCTTGTCCCTCAAAACTAAATCTTGAAAGATCTCCGCCTATAAGAACATCTAATGTAAAGTCATTAGCAATGCTAAAGTCATTGGGGTATGTGGGAAACATTGGCACAGCCCCAAACCCATTTACTGCAAGTTTTTCTTGCAAATATTTGTTAATAAAAATTGGTGGATAATAAATAGCCATTAGTCAATCATTCCTCCTGCTCGTGAAATCCAGTTATAGCCTGTAGAGATTCCAACCATCTTACCACCAACAGAACCTGCTCTGAGGTTTCTTGAATAGTCTGTAGGATTTTTTAAAAAGTTAGCAATGTTCCCAGAAGAAAGAATAGCTTGTGAAGCAAACCCATCAAAGAATGAGGAGAATGCTTTTTGGAATCCTCCTTCGGCTGCTGCTCCACCAGGATCTTGAACGGAAACTTCTTTAGATGTAAAAATTGTTTCTCCGTTTTGATCAAATGCCAAAACACTTGAAGTTTTTGGTTTTATAACAACTGGAATTCCTCTTTCCATTATTGTAGCCTTATCATAGAATGGCTCTTTTGAACCATCCTTGATTGATTGTGATGTTAAAAGGTTTGCAAAAATTTTAACTTTATTTTTTGATACCAATTTATTAAGCTCAAACAATCTTGCTGAACTGTTTCCAGAATTATCCCATTCATAAACGTGTGCCAAGGATGCTGGGTCTACCCTAGCACTGGCATCAAGGTATTCTTCTAGAATAGATATTGCTTCATCTGCAAGAGAAGTTAACAATCTTGGCTTGCCTTTTTGAACGCCTTCGGTAAATCCAATAGAATAGTTAACAATGTTGTTCATCATTTTTGTAAACATTGAAGTTTCAAATGTTGCACTTATCATACGTCAACCCCCTGGTTATCTGAACGGCGTAGCAGTACTCTCCAGTATTCCACCTTACCACCAAATGGTCCTACAATTGGATCATTTCCTGCAACTTCAAATAGTGTATTTTTACCTTTACGAATACCAGATGTTTCATAATAAATAGCATTACCATTCATATCTCTAATGTTTGTAATTAAGACATTTGTTATTGCATCTACCGTTCCATTTGTGGACGTTCTAATATCACATCTGGTTCTTCCAATTAAAATATTATCGAGAAGTAGCTCTACCCCTGCCTGAACAATTGGTTTTGATTTACGACCTGCAGGTGCAAAACCACAAGCAACTGTTTTATCTAAAACCCAGTTTTTATTTAAATCTCCATAGGGACCTTGCTGAACAATTGGGTAGTAAACGTCTGCAAGAAGTGGGTACATATAGTCATTGGTATCGCAAGCCATTAGATAATTCCTGGCTTAATCACATTACCTTTATATCCATCAAGGATTTTGTCAACGATTAGATTGCCAGTACCCCCCAACATCGCAGGTGCGAATTTAATATCAAACTGATCTGTGCTGTATTGTGTAACAAAACGCTGGTAGTAATCATTACGTCCACACTTAAGGTCGTCGATTAACATCGTTGTTGCAATTTCAACATCTGGTGGAATAGCCTTATATCCTACGTCAAGAATAAACACGTAGTCTACGCCTCTTGGAAAAGCAGTTCCTCTGCCCTGACCATAGTAATTAAGGTCTCCTACAGCTTGTGGCAATGTCGGTGGTTTCTTTTCCGCCCTATTGTACAAGCCTACTTCTAGACGCATAATTGCCGAGTTGTTTGGAGTAATTACAAACTTTGACTCCCAGTATCTTTGCATTGTTCCATAAGTACTTACAACGTTATTTGCAAAGTCTTTTTTAACCATAAACTCTGTAGAGCTTGATACTGAATCAACTTTAAATGATCCGTTATATTCAACTGGTGTGAATCCAGAAAGAACCACAGTATCTCCAGCTACAAGGTCGTGGGCAACAGAAGTTTCAAATAGAGTATATCCTTCTGGACTTGAAGAAGATGCATCTGTTACTGTAAGTGTAACATCTTCTCCATTATATACAAGTACATTGTTTTCGTATACTTTTAATACCTTTTTAGGGTTGTGCCAAATTGGAAAATAGTCTGTACCCTGACCAACTTCCTGGACAATGAGTTTGTGATTATAGAATCCCTCTCCAGTTGCAGAATCATTGCTAAGATAAGAGTCGATCATTGAACGAGCAATAATCTCCCAACGTTTGTATTCTGCAATTTCTGATGGAGTTCCTGTTGTTGCAAGCATATTTGGATCAACATATGGACGGTAAATTGTAAGATTTGAGTCTACAACAATCTCTCCATAAATGTCTGTATCGTAAATTCTAAAAAGAAAGTCCCTATCAAATTGGACTTTTGAGCGAGGGAGTGAATATGTAATCTGAGAATCAACAGTAGATGTTACCTCTGTGGTTTCTATAGTGTGGTCTACAACATCCTCAACGTAAACTAAATATGTTTGTTCCGCTTCTGGAACATCCCAAGTTGTTACGATTGGGTATGGGGGGACTCTTAAGATTTCCATAAATTATCAAACTCCTTCTTTTTAATTATAGCATTCAAATTAAAAAGGAGGCAGAGGATTTTACTCCCCTGCCCCCCAATTTTATTCCTAGTGATTAGGAGCTGGGCTTGCTTGCGTAAGCTACAGCGTCCTGCTCTTCCCAGTTAAGTCCGAAACGAACGAATACGGTGTATTCGATTGTGTCTTTCTTTGGAACGTAGAAACGGTTAACAGTAATGTCTCGCTGGAATCCCCAGATACGGTTCTGTGGGAATGTGAGTTCAACGTAGTCCTTGGGGAAGTAAGGAACTTCCAATACAGGAATACCAAGAACACGAGTCTGACGAGCACCACCGATTGTCTGGTCAATACCACCAAGGTATGAACCACGAGCTGCTTCAGTTGAACCAATTGAATCCCAAACAGTACCGTTGTTCTTTACAATGTTTGCAAAGGTATCGGTTCCTGCGTAGAACTTAAGTCCAGTCTGAAGAGCACGGTAGCGGCGAGGAAGTGCAAGAACAAGTTTCTGCATATCCTCTACTGTCCAGTCTGCATCAATCTGTGAGACTGCTGCTTCGTGAGCAAATCCGTCGCCAGCAACTGTGGCAATGAATCCGTCCATAATCTTGAGGAAGTCGTCTCCTGACTGACCAGTGTCACCGTTAATAGCGAGATCTTCGATATCGTTACCAAAAGCGGTTGTCATAAGACGAACCAAGTGGTCTTCAAGAGCACCTCCTTCAATATTATCTTCTAGTGCTTCTGATGAAACTTCCCAGTCAAGACGGAGCTTCTTTGTAGTAAGCTCA